ATAAGATTCTGTCGAGTTGTCTCCTAGACTTTATTTGTGGAATCGAACCACCACCCTGTCGAACCTGTCACCTAACATCATCTTCGTCCTAGACTCTTTCGAGTCTAAAATCCTAAATCAGCTATAAGAACCATACTCATCATAATCTTCGTCCTCGTCTTCATCCTCATCGTCATAACGATCCCAATAAGCGTCATCGTACTCATCGTACAAATCTTCTTCATCTTCGTTATATTCATCTTCAGCAAACTCGCTCTTATAAAGAGGCTTGAGTAGTTCGCCCTGATATTCTCCGACTACCTCATATCGGCAGGTACGAAGTTTCTCGCAATTACAATCGCTGGGTACGCTGACTACATCCTTCGGATTGATCTTGACGATCATAATATGATCACCATAATCAGCATTACCATAACTAGCAACATAGTTCAACGCACCAGCATGAAGACCATTAGAGCATCCTCTAGCACGATCATCGTCTACTTTTGCTCGTCGCATTTCGCAAACCTGACCGACACGATTATCAAACGTACCAGCATACTTATCCTTATAATCACTGCGAACAGCCTTGTATGCTAGGAAATGTCCGTCCTCGGTAATCGGCAGATGTTCATGCTCCAAGAAATCGTACAGCTCCTTTTGACTTTGCATACTTGGATTCTCCATAAGATTATTCAGGAAATTTACAAGAGGCTGAAAAGGCAAACCCTTGCTCATAAACTCCAGAATACGCTTACTGATACTACCATGAACTTCCTCGCCATCAAACATTACCTTGCCGTTCTTAACCTCTACAAGACCGTCGCTAAAATTGCTAACAGCCTTTTCGATATCAACCAACTCTGACAATTCATCATTGGTTGCGGTTGGCAGTGCCTCCAGAATCAATCGATAATTAATATGATCTGGAAGAACCTGATGAGCCTTATTATTAAGGATCAGCGTCAAATTACCATCAACCCACATAAACGGAACACTCATTTTAAAACTCCTATTTTCCTGTGAAATTATTTAACCATACCACCCAAAAGATTTCTCATTTCTGCGATTTTGTCTTCACCCAAAGTCTTAAACCATTCTGGAGCCCCATAATAAGTGTTATGATGCATCAGCATTGGATTACTGGAAATCTGATCCAGACTCGACTCATTGCTATTGAAGATCACACCAACAATATACTTCATCATCGCCACCTTGTCAACCTCAACTTTAAGATTTTTTCTGAGTTGCGTCATGGACGGCATACTCTTAATAAAATCTTCACCTTGCTTTGACTTGACAACAATACTAGACGTATAATCTTCGTCATACAATGACGTTATATGATATTTGAGAGTCAGAAAGTCAGCATGAGATTGTTTGGCCTTCTCTGGATCAATACCGTTCAAATTATGCTTCTCAAGAATTTCGGCCATAACCGCATAATATTCAGCTTTTGTACAAAACCTCATATCAAAGTTGTTATGCATAATTCTGGCAAAGAAATTGTATATCATCCACTTATCAATCTGATCGCAAAGAGTTGTGCCACCGATATAGTTCTTGTAGTTTATGCCGAAGATATTAATTAGCTCCGTTGCGATCTTGCGATCACTCTTAACTCTATTGTAGTAATAGCGATCAGTCTTGTTTTCTTCAGCATCGTACTGCTGTGTGCAATACTCTACAATATCTTTGTATACTGATACTTTGTCACAAAGTTTTTGCATAGACTTTTTAAGCTGTGGCTTAAACCAGTCATTAAAATCTACGAGATCATAGCCTTGCTTACGCAGTTTCTCCACAGAACTTTGCTTGATAGCAAAAATGTTTTGACCATCAAACATCTTATTCAGACTATGCTTCTGATCTTTCATAATTCCAATAATACTAGCAATAGTGGGATAGTTATCTGGACTAGCATATCGAACAATAGGAAAATAAATGATAGTTTCATCTTCAAGATCATTCAACATATCTTCTCCCAATTCACGCAGGTAAGAAGAATCGTTCAAGTCCTTTCCTTGCAATACATTCTTATTCTTTGCGTCTGGTGATGATGACAGGATAAAGATCTCGTCAGCACTAATTTGCCCGGTCTTATCCCTTGTCTGACTACGAGTTCCACTATTCAGTAGACTACGATAATCTGAGACATTTACCACATTGGATTCTCCACCGATATCCTTGATAAGATTATCAAAACCCTCAGTAGAATCTTCTGGAGTATCACTGTCCACCATAAGATAGGCATAACAATCATTCGTATTGCAATATCTAGTTACAATCTTCTTGGCAGTTTCGGCACTCTTAACGTCACACCTGAAGAACACCATCTTGCCGCTCTTTTTCGCACCAGACCAATAGTATTCTGGCACTCCTTGCAGTGTTTGATAGTGAATCTTGTCAGTCAGATAAACCATCCTACGAGAGCGATAACCAGCACTTCTAAAGTTAAAGGCATACAACTGCTTACTCTTTTTAAAAGAGTACTCAAGGTCTTTTCCGCTCTGCAATTCGTGAACTTTTCCGTTAGAATCAGTCCAAGATGCACCAGCAGTCCAACCACCAGCAAGATCGCTAAGATTATAGTATGTAGTATAAGCATCAACTAGATTTGTACACTGCTCAAGTTTCTTGCTCATGTCTTCCTTGAGTTGAAGATAAATGTCTTGAGTACGATCACGCAATACTTTAATCACATTCTTAGTGTACTGCAATCCCTCACGACTAACATCCATCTCAAGTTCACCAATATCAAATTGGATTTCAAGATACAGACCAGAGTTTAGAATCTCTCTGACTAGATTCTTCCAGTTATCAACGTCGGCCTTCTTGAATGTACGATTCCACTTTTGAATAGCGTCGTTGCTCTGTTCTTTTTCTTCTCCGATAATTTTGTCGGCATTTACAGGATATGCAATATTACCCATGATAGCAACAACGCTACTACCGGGACTATGCCACTGACTAGGATATTGATTATTATTACCGGAAACACGACCGATCTTCCAACCAGTACCCTCAATAACCGAATTGATATGAGAGTACGAATGATCTGACAAATTACTATCAACGCCACCTTCAATAATCGGCTTCATCTTAAAGTAATGAAAAATTCTCTTGGTCTTGGTAGTAAACTCACTAAAGTCATATTGCTTCACAGCAAAAGAGATTTCAAGACCATTAGGCTCATTAGTATCACTAATATCGAACAGATTAAGACTAGGAACACCATTCTCGTCCATAGCAGCAACATAAGAATATTTTTTGCCGTTATAAAAAGATGATGTACTAAAACTCTTTGTATAAGCAAACGGACTCTTGCTACCTAGCCCAAGGCATCCCACAAAATCATTACTATCGTTCTTATTGGAAGCACCATAAGTGGTATACAGTTCCTCCATATCTTGCTGACTAAGGCCAGTGCCATAATCACGCACCGTAAAAGATGGATTGGCTTGTGTAGGCAGAATCACCTTAAAAGGATTCTGGTTGCCAGCCGCAATATGGGCATCATAAGCATTTGTAGAAAGTTCACGAATAACAGCCATAACCTTATCGGAATACAATGAGTCCGAAAGGATCTTAAACATTTTACTGGTCTGAGCAATAGTGAACTGATTACTGCTATCAAGACCACGACTGTGAATTTCAACGGTACGATCTGCCAACTTCATTGTTTAAATCTCCAAAAAGTGAATTGTCCTGTGAGCCTCCAAGTATATCATCGGCAAACCGCCTTGTCAAGTTTTATTTTTTTTGTCTCCGATCACACACAATTTCCATCCAATCAGAATATCTATTAACCCAATAAATCTAATATTTGGAATAGGTAACAATAACCACCACAATCCGATACCAATATTAGCAATAGCCAGTAGATATATTATCCAGCTTGGTAAGTTAATTATTTTGGTCAATAAGTATGATAATGGCCCAACTAATAGTACCACTATAAACATAGCAGAAACTAATAGTGCTAAACTAGCCATTAAATTTCCTCATCATCGTCATCATACGCTTCGTAATCTTCTGGCTCCATATCGTCATCATATGGATTCCATTCAGTATTGTATTTATTTTCTTCGTCTTCCATATGGTCTTCCAACATTTCTGCGGCGTCCATAATGATTTCAAATTCTTGTATCTTAAGCATAATCTCTTGTATTTTTCGATCCATATTCTTTAAAGTCTTTTTAATATCAAGAATATCTTTTTGATTATCTAGTTGTTTGATTTCTTTATTAATCTTAACTATCTCTTTAAAGACATCATTAATATTTTTATCCATACTTCACCTTAATTTTTTGTATTCTGGTATATCTCCATTGGCCAATATTTTTTGGTCTTCATAAGAAGATGCTACTCTTCTATAAAGTTCTTGTTTAATATTTTCTAATACACCAGTAGACATAGCAATATTCTTATATGATACCGTTTTCATAACACC